TGTACTTAGGGTCACCGTCGTCTACCCTACGAAACTTAAACCCGACCACACCAGCCTCGGTTATGTATGGGATGGAGAGGTGATGCCTGAGTCTGTCCTCATGACCAGGGGCTGGGTCAATAACATAGCCAAGCATAAACTTCTCAGCTCCGTCTAAAATCCCACGCTTAACTAGGTATGCCTCAGCAGGAGAACCAATTAAATTTTTATGATAGGTCTGGGCAGCCTTAGTCCAAAGGTCTATAAGTTTCTGATTAGGTTTCACTTCTTCTCCTGTCTGTGTACCGAGAAAGGAGGTGCAGTATACACATCATTCTTAGCTGCAATCTGCATTGCTTTCTTCCAGTTAGCACCAGAAGCGACAGCACCTATGGCATAGGCAGACCCAGAGCCCAAGCCATAGATACCATCATCGCGTAGGAAGACTGAGTACGTATCATCTATCTCGTAGATGGTTCCGTTCACAGCCATTAAAAAAAGAAACTCGTATTCGTCTGCCTTCTCATCATGAACGAATCCGTTATCACGTAAACATTCACGCATGCTTGGTATGACAGTTGTAATCATGAAGTGGTAAACATCTTTGACGTTGGCTGGTATAGCAGGTGGCTTCCATATATGTTGGACGATGTCGCATGGCTGAGTAGTACCAGCACCAGCGATAAGGAACTTGCCACGTTTAGTAATCTTAGTTGTAATCGGATGTGAGTATGGTCTACCTTTTTCAGTAGTGGTTCTACTATCCACTGCAATGATGCAGCCATCATGTTCTTGTATACCAAGGATAGTTGTCAACGTAATGCTCTCAATCTAGGTGGAGTCCAACGACTGCTGGACTTACGTCCACGCTTCGGAGCTTGGCTCTTCGACTCCTTACCTATGTTCTTCTCTGCCCATTTACGAGCATCTGAGTATGTCAGGTTCTCACGAGCCATGACAATCTGTATGCCAGCGCCACGTCCGTTACACGCATAACATACCCAGACACCCTTGTCAGAGTTAACCGAGGCAGACTTATGTGAGTCGTCATGTACAGGACAATGGATTGATTTGTCCCCACCTAACGGTAGGTCTAATCCATAGTGACGAAACACTGCCTCAAGGAACTCTGTCTGATTCATTGCCTAATACCAGTTCCTTTCCTGGTGGAACCTGTACGCATCGCACCAAGTTTCATATCGATGTAGCACATACTTGTGTGCTTCTTCTGTCTGTTTGAGTAATGACCAATTGGGTTTTCCCCATAGTAACTGCCATACTCCACGTGCTCCACTCGATTTGTTGAGCGAGTCTACGTTGTATCGGCTCTCCTTGTACGCAATCTTCAGCGCACACTGAACCTCTTTCGTATCGGTTGTGACCTGCAGTAACGTCAGCTTCACACGTTCCCTCTTGTCGGTGACTACCGACAATTGTTTCTCGTATGTTATTAGTGGCGTTAGCGCCGAACTCGGTGATACTAATTGTATCAAGGAGAACAGCAAGGTCGTTATTGCTAACCGCATAGTTACCTCTTTTCATTTTATGGAGCTCTGTCACAGCTTCACTGATGTCCATTGTAACCTGCCTGTTTAAGCAGATTCACCCAGAGTTCCGCAGGCATTACTGCATACGACTCTGAGATATTAGATGTGCCACGCTTTTTAATTAGCACAACTCCTGTTTCTGCATCCGCATGTGTCATCTCATCTTGTAGTTCTCTGAGATAGCCAGGGATATCTATTCGTTTTTCATTCTTACATTCTATTACAACACCATCAATGCCGTCTATATCACCGACATCGTCATGCCGACCCGCACCATAAGCTCGCTCAGCACATGGATAGCCCATGCTGACAAGCCACTTGACTACATCACGTTCGTATTGTGAGCCTTTGCGTTTGGATGGCGTTGACATTTACCACTCAATGCTAAACCAAAAGATAGCTAAGTCTATATTAAAACTAAATCTATCTATACTTATCCCAACTCCAAACCTAGTAACACTATAGCCTGCACTAAATGAACCTAATTGTATTGACCAAAATTTTTTCATACGTAGTCCTTTGTTAGTATCTCTTCGAGTATTATATTTCTTTTCCTGCGGATTAATTTTCTTTCCACTGGGGTCTTACCTCCCCACATTCCATGACTCTCGTGGCGTACCGCCCATTCAAGACATTCAATCTTAACCACGCACCCTTCACATATCTTACGAGCAAAGCTATATATGTCGACCCCGCTTCCCTTATCTTCTGGGAAAAAAAATTCGACACCTATTTCTCTACATAACCCCTTGGTTAAGTCTGGTAATTGCATTGAGTAATTCCTCAATCTTATTCAAATCGTTGGCATCCATTACCAACCGAGTGCCATAACCATAATCATATAGACTATGTTTGGCAAGGAATTCTTCTCGTGTTATCCATCCTTTTATATCGAAATAACTTTCGACATGAGGCAATTGTTTATCACCAAAGAACTGGACGAGAACCGCGATGTCAGATACAAATAGTTCTGACGAATTAAATATCAGTGTGGCTAAGGAAGAAGTCTTAACCTGTATAGTTTTTCCCAATACAGTAAAGAGGTCGTGTCCGTTATCCCCAGATGGCGAAATCGTTTCGTCCAGTGGACACCCAAGTATGCGAGCACATGCCACTTCACCCAAGCGCCCCATAAGATTAACCGAATACGACGAATTATTCTTATCAAACTTTTTATCCACCACCTGAAATTGTTTTTTATTTTCTCTTACCCTGTGGATAAACCGCAAGGCATCCATCGTTTCATCTTCAGTTAGATGAACAATCATTTCCACTGACCTAACGTTCGTGCTCTAAACAGTTCAGCGGATGAGTTGTAGAGAATCATCTTGCTAGCTTCAGCTGCAAGCGTGAGATACTCTTCAGCGTTAGGGTCTGCTTTGCCATGGCGGTTCTTTACTACTGCAATCCGATAGGCATTAGCAGTGCTATCCAGCGCCACAGATAAGACCAGTTCTGGTAGGGCAGCAACCTTGCCCATCAGAGCCTTACGTGGCGCTGGGTAGTTTGGCTTAGACATCTTCTCGTTCTCCGACACGTGGTGAAGAACGATGAAGGCAGTTTCATATTCACGAGCCATGTAATGAAAGGCGGACATAGCGTCGCGTAACGCTGTCCATTCATTGTCGCTGGCTGCAGCGACATTCATAAGGTTATCTACATAGACTGCCGTAGGTGCAGAACCGTGCAGTTCAATCCAAGCTTCGACTTCTTCCTCGATATCTTGTAACGAGGGAGCTGGGTCGAATGCGAATCGAACATGTCCCGCACCTTCGGCTAAGGCATCCTCTAATAGAACGCTTGCCTCGGTATCCATTATTCTCTCAACGTCAGATACTTCTCTGTTCATAATGATTGCACCTGCACGAGTTGCTATTGTTCTTGAATCAGAGTCGGCTGAGATATATAAAGCTGGAACCTTAGAGGCTATTGCATACCACAATGCAAGTAGGGTCTTACCGCCACCAGGCTGTCCTGCTATTAGATGCAGTTGTGCCTGTCGAAAGGATACTTGATTGGCAGTAAGAAGAGGGAGCACCTCTGGTAATTGCTTACCAGCAGGTGACTCCACGCCAACTACTTGCAGTAGTGAACGCATTGTTAGCTTTTAGCCCAGATAGTTTCTGCTTCAGCAACACCTGGCTGGAACGGCTTCGGTCCCTTGGCTGGGTCAAACCAACCAACGTAAGCCTTACCTGCCTTTGATATGCCCTTCTTCTTAGCATATTTGCCACGACCATCTGGTAGGTCTGGAGCATCTGGATGTCCATATGTCCACTCGTTGCCGTATTTATCTTTTACGACTTCGATTGATTGTGGTGCAGATGTTGGATTTAATCCAGCATCTTGCAGTGCAGTGATTGCTTTGTCCATACTGGATTGACCAGTGCGACTTAGCAACTGCATTTGCAAGTCACTCGCTGTTGCGATTGCTTGCGATGCGTGTTGGAGATTGGCAATAAACTCAGCGACAGAGTTACCTCGGACGGTAAACAAATCCTGTCCATTGAGCTTGCCAGTATATGAGAACGTAGATTCAGTCATCTACTTTCCTTTCTTTCCCCTTGTAGGTATTTGTAGAGGGAAATCTTTTGAGCCCATGGCTGGGCATTTCTCTTGGAATGAACACATCTTACAGTTTTCTCCAACCGATGGTGGGAACCACCCTTGTAAAACCGAATGATTCATTGAGCTAAATACGTAATCAAAATAATCCATACTCAAATGTGATAGGTCGAATAGGTCATCAAGCTTGCCTTGCCTAGTCATAAAGAAGGCTCCCCACTTGGGGCGAATCCCAAACATACGCTCGATACCACTGGCATACAAACCAGCCTGAATCATACCGAACGGTGTCCTAGCACCTGTCTTGAAATCTACGATAACCAAGTCTTCCCCTACTTGATATATCACATCAATGACGAAGCGTACAGGTGTGCCTCCGAAAAACACACTTGCATCCCATTCAATGCCAGGACGACCGTCAGGCAGCGTAGCAATTTGCCAACCAGATTGTGCATACCAAGACTGGTATGACTCAACCTGCTTGAGTCCATCGCTTTGCCAGAACGCTAGGTCTTCCCCGTCTGGACGAGCTATGGTCTTGCGACCGCTAGTCTTCCATTCTCCACTGGGAATCCCCGATTGTTCTTCGGCAACTCTAACAGATTCATTAAATATCTCAAGCCACTTCTCAGTTAAACTCATCATTATCCTTCGGAGTATAGTCGGGGTTATCCACAGGTGTGGGTGTTGTCATTGGGGAACCACACATAGCGCAGAAAGAATCAGTAAACCACATGACCAATTCATAGTCAGAGAATACTGCTCGAACAATTTGTATGTTGGAGCCACAGTTAATACATTCATTACTGGGGATACCTCGCTGGTCAATTAAGTTTTTGTTGTTCTCTATAGAGCTCACGGTTTAACCACTCCAGCATTGAGTGGACTGCTGAGCCAGCAGCAAGGTACACTGCAGGTTTCTCAGGGACCATCGCAACTTTGCTTAGGTAGTATTTCTGAGGACAGGATTGCCAAGTAGATAGCTGACTATAAGACCTATGTGGAGGAAGTTTATCCATACCAGGTATAATAATATATATCACCGACTTTCTTAGGTAGCGACACGCATTGTTTTTAACCAATGATGTGATAGGGTTGGGGGTGGTGGGAGGGAAAGGCTCGCTCAAGGCGAGCCGTGAAAAGAATATGGATAAAGAAATAGAAAAGTTTATTCAGAAGATTGAAGATGCAAAGATTCCAGTTAAGGATGAGTGGTCTGAAGGTCTTAATATGGGATTGGATTGGGCAATAAGAATACTTAGGAAAGATAAATCTGCTTATTAAAACAAAAAGAAGGGGGAACCATTGTGGTTCCCCCTATCTCTTTGGCTCCCTACCATTCAGGTGGAGCTACTGCGAGCGCATCTAGCGTGGCTAAATTGATGCACCCGACTGCTGGGATGGAAAGCTTATGTTGCAATCCCTTAAGCACTTCAGCAAGGGAAGCATCTAGCACATCATCTCCAGCGATATTAAGCGCCACCCTAACTGCTTCTACTAAGGGGTGGCGTTCTCCTGGTGATACCAGGGATATTAGTTTGTTTTGTTCCACTATTGAATTGGAACTTCAGAGTCAATAGTTTGTAGTTGAACGGTTACGATTCCACCGAATCCTGCTGCGAATGAGGGTGGAGAAGTCTGCTCAAATTGGATAGCACGGATTGCACAGACTCGTTCTTCTCCCGAAGAAAAGTCTTGGAATAGTACCGCGCCTCCATTTTGTTCAATGCGTTCCAGATAGTTAATGCGTTCCCATGGCGCGGATACTCTTGTAACTCCATTGGAATCGCGCTCCTCTTCATAACATAGTAATGGGATGGTAAGTGTACGAGAACGAAGTGGTGCTGGTAAAGCACGACACTGCCATTCTTCTACAGTCGGACCAACTGTTGCACTGCTTGTGCTACGAGTTAAGGTCAATGTAATTTCAAAGTGGTCTGCTGGCTGTAAGCTTGCAGATAATTGGAAGTCGGTTGAACCACCTAGTGGGATAGATTCAATTCCTGAAGAAGTACCATCTTGGTCAGAAACAGAGAAACCAACAGTTCCTCCATTGCCATCTGTTCTTATTG